TTCTGTCTTAGATGCTAAACTAGAGATACTGTTTTCTAATTCTTTCTTAGCTTCAGAAAGAGCATTATTAACAGCAACAATATCAGCTTCTTCTTTAGCAGTTAGGTCTGATATAGCTTTTTCAAGTTCTGATTTAGCAGTATTAAGATCATTTTCTGTTTTAGATGCCAATTCAGATATACTCTTCTCAAGCTCTGTTTTAGTTACAGAAATACTAGATTCTAAGTCAGCTCTAAGAGTAGAAAGATCAGATTCTGTTTTAGTTGATAATTCAGAGATCTTATTATCCAACTCTTTCTTAGCAACTGTTAAATCATTTTCTGTCTTTGATGCTAAGTTATCAATATTATTCTGAAGTTCTGTCTTTGCTTCCTTCAGACTATTATTAACAGCAACAATATCAGCTTCTTCTTTAGCAGCAAGTTCGGCTAATTTATTCTCAAATTCTGATCTAAATACTTCTAAGTCTGCCTCAGTATTAGTTTGTAATTCAGAAATTTTATTTTCTAGTACGGTTCTTGTTTGATCAATTAATGCCTGTGTAGCATCAGAAATAGGTTTATCCTTATCTGCTGTATTATCTACATTACCCAGACCTACTTGATCTTTAGTAACCTTGTGAGGATTCTTATAGTCTGTTAAGTGTCTATTGAAATCATCATTAGTTGCTTTAGAATCTAGAGTTTCCTTAAGATTAGGAATATCCTCTATACCTAATTCAACAATTCCGATCTGACCATTTACAGACTTAACTGAATCTACATTATCAATTTTAACCCATCTACCATTACTATTAATTACCCAATCACCTGGATCAAAATCATATCCAAATTGAGAGCCTTTATTAATAGCTATATAGTAATGACCATTGGAATCAAAATCGTTAAGTTCAAGTTTAGGAACATTATTAACTGCATCCCAAACTCCTTGATATTTAACATTTCCAAGAACTGAATCTGGAAGTTGTGATTCCGGAACTTTACCATCTTCTCCAAGAGTAGCAACACCCTTAGGAACACCCATTTCAGAGCGTTTTATCTGAGCGTCATTAGTAACATTTCCAAGACCGATATCATTTCTATCTAAAGATGGATTTGTGGAAATTTTATAACCATTTACAGTATAGTTATCGATTGTCTCTTTAACTTCTGCAATCTTATCATCTACATCTTTATTGATAGTTTCACTAATTCCATCAAGTTTAGCTTTATCTTCTTTTGACATTACTCCATTTGATTCTGGAGTAGCTGTTGGAAGATTTTCTGTAGCTAATTCAGTGAAGTCATTAGAAGTGATATCATAACTCCAGTTTCTACCATCCAAGAAATATCCACCATTGAAAGTGAAAGTTCTCCAGTTACCGTCTAAGTTAATAAACTTAACTTTTATACCTGGAACTTTCTTTTCAGCTGGAAGGAAAGCATCTAATTTAGCAGCAGCATATTGGATGTGCCACTGATCTCCATTTTCTCCCTTACCTTCACCTGGAAATATTTCATTGATATTATAGACTACATCAGATTCAAGTTCTACTCTATCAGTTAATTCACCAACTGCTTCATCAATAGCATCCTGAACACCACTAAGTTTAAGACCTGTTTCTTCGATTGTAAAAAATCCTTCAGACTCAGGATCACGAAGAACACCAATAGTAGGATCGTTATGAGTACCTTCTACTATGATTCCTTTTCCCTCAGTAGTTGTTACACTATCTACTTTTCTTTCCTCTAATGAATCTACGAGTTCTTTAAGTTCTTTTCCTTTTTCAGCAGATAAAACTTGCTCTTTAGGATCACCACCTTCGAATGAATCTACGATGTTTTCCTTCTTTACGTAAGTCTTTTCTGCATCTTCTATTTTAAGATAGGGAGCAAGTTCAATAGATAAATCATATTCACCGATCTTTTCCCATTCTTTTATTTCTTTCCCTTCTTCGTCAACCTTAATAGTTACTATATATTCAGTATAACTCTGAAGTTCTCCGATATTATTTTCTTTTCTAAGAAGATAAATTTTATTTGTCTCTGCTTCCTCCAAAGAAGGTAGCTCATCCACCATTCTGAAAAGTGATGTATCTATAGTGCAAGAAATTACATTATCCTCACTGATACTAATCCCTTCTCCGGCTATCAATTTATCTTGCTTAGTATTTAATATCTCTTCCAGTGCTTCATCTGTAATTACTCCAGATAAGTATGGTTTCCATCCTCCAGCTTCATTTCTTTTTTCCCAATTAACAAGCTGATAAACTTCTTTGGCATCAATTACATACCACAATTGTCCAAGAGAATCATTACCAGAATTATCCCCTGTATCAGAAAGAATACAGTCGGGAATTTTATACAATGCTGAAAGAGAAGATACTGTTTTGTGTCCACTAACTTCTATAGCTCTAACAATTCCATATGCACTAGGATTGTTGGACACTAATCTATCTGCAAAATTTAACGCCATTGTACTATTTATTTAAATTCTAACTCAACATCAGTAAAAGCACCTGGATTATTAGTAACATAAACTATATAATCTATTACTACACCAGCACCATTAGTGATTTCTAATTCTACTTTGTTAAATGCCTTAATTACACGAATTCCATCCTGATAAATACTATCTAACTCACCAAGAACTTTAGGATAAGCAAAAATAGCATATTCATCCATTTCTGTAGAAAAATGTTCTAGAGTCTTTTTAGGATGTTCAGTAATTAATTCAGATGTTTTCAGAGATTTAATATCATACTCTACTAAGTCTTTTCCCTTAGTAGATACACCATAGAATAATCTATGTGCGAATGTTACTGATCTAGTATCTTCTGTATAATCATAAACGCCAGTACTTCTAACAACATCTTCTCCTCTAACCATAAAACCAGTCTTAGGAGCTTCAAGTTTAATAGAAATAGTAGCATCTTCTGTATAATAAGGACTAGTTACTATATCAGAACTAACATCAGTACCTGTAAGAGTATCCCAGAATGAACCCTTAACAACTCCAGTAGGATCTTTCTTTCCATCTTCACTTGTCCATGTATAAACTCCTTTGAAAACAGCCTTATATCCATTTTCAATTACAGGATTATATTTATTTGGACTTGGAGTAATTGTTATAGGTTCGAATGCATTATTATAGAAATCCCAAGTTCCATTAATCTTAGGTTCTACAAGTTCTAAGTTTGTATTAAAAAGCTCATCTATTTTTTCTACTACCTCAATAAAAGTAGATTCTGTAAATTCTCTTTCAACTGAGAATTCAGATGTAAAACTATTCAGGATAATCTTTTCTGAATAATATTTCCCTGAATAAATCCACTCTAGAACTAATACATTTTTACACTGAGTTTCACACTCTATAATACTAGATTGAATAGATACAGGAACTATCGCTTTCCCAGAATCTACTCTTAAAGACGCAATTGAAATCTGATCTTTAATCTTTTCAGTAAGCTTAACAAAATTCTCTGCTCCACCAAAAATTTCTGCTATTTCTTCAGATGTACTTTCTGATGTTAACTCAGAAGTCATACTTGGGAATAACAATACTTTACTATCGATCAGTTTATTTATTTCTTCCTCCGATAATGCGAAGAAAGTTCCTTTAGTCCAAGCCTGTCTAGATCCTTTGATGAAAGCTATCGAAGTATCACTAATTTTTCCGGCTTCTAGATCTGCATTAAATTCCTCAAGAGTTTCATATTCAAGGAGAAAATCACCCCAAAAATTATCAACTCTAGGAACTCTAAGATCTACAACTACACCATCAGAATTTTTGACCCATATACTTTCCTCTCCGGCATGAAGACCTAAACCTAATTCACCTACTTCAAGCTGTTCTGGAGTAGGCATCTTTCCCTGTTCTACCGAATTTTTAAGAATAATTACGGTTGGTTCAGGAAGTTGATTTTTTACAATTATATCACTCATTGTCTTAGACATTTTGTACACTCCGGAACATCATTATTAGTTCTCCATTCCGTATTGTTTACTTCTTTATAATTATAGTAAGAATAACTTTCATCTTCTGGATAAACACCAGAACTCCAAGATTCGTAATCCGCTGTAGTCTGTCCTCTTCCACATTCATTATTACAAGGGCAGTCATTAGATTCGGGTTGAGCTAGAAGATTTTGATACTGGAATAAAATTCTAACTAACATAGCAGTCAAAACATTACTCCATGCATAAATAAATCTATCCTCATTGTATGGAATCTCAGAACCTTCAACGTATATTTCACCATTATCAATTCCAAGTTCACATCTAAGTTCATCTACAGCATAAAATACAATCTTAGCTTCACCATGATCTCGAATATCAAAAAACTCTTGAATATAAGTTTTGACATCTGATCCTTCTGGAAGTAAAGTTAATCTATCTGATATATATTTTAAGATATATGTGATATACGGAGCTAATTCACATCTCATGGAATAATCTATCTTAGCTATCCCTAGACATGATTTAATATTTTGAAGAGCTTGTTTATATGTGATGTATCCGTTTTTATCGTTCCATCTCATTATTATTTCACTTCAAAAATAGTAACTCCGTTTATTACCATCTTAACCAAAGTTTTTCTCTCTGGATCTAAGAATAGGTATAATCTATCCTTTTCAAATTGAAGGATATCCAAGGTATTTGTTACAATATCAACACCTTTACAAGAATCAGACTGCATTACACGATCTGATACAGAAAATTGAATACCTTTTGTAGTATTACCGTAACAATCTGACTGACAACTAGTATTAGTAATTCTAATACCATCTCCTTCTAAAATCTCAGAAGAACTAAGAGCGTTAGTATAAAGATCTGATAAAGCACTCTCGATCTTATTTAAATTAGCCGCATTAACAGGAGTTTTATTATCAATCCATGTAGTTTTTATATAACTATTTTTCATAATTTATGTTATTATTTAAACTTACCACTCTCCTCCGTCAATAATGTTGTAAGGAGATTTCCAATTATCTTCATTAGCCCAATTAGATTCATCAGCATCTGGTCCTTTATAAATATATTCTGAATATGCACCTTCACTACCAAGAAATCTAATTTTCAATCCGCTACGTCGTCTTGCTTCAGGTACTAATCTAATTGCTCCCGAAAGAGTTAATTTTCTTTCATAATTATTTATTTCAGCATTAGCATTACAAAAATCTTTTAAGTTTTCATTTATATAACTAACTGCAGCATTAACAGTATTATTTATACTATTGATATCAGCACTAGTTAATGAATCCCCAGGATTTTTATTACTAACATCAGTTCTATCAAGCAAGTCCATAATATTTTTCTTATTTTAATTTCATTAAATCTAAGAGATAATCATTAAATATATCTCCTCCTGGAATATTACTCTGCTTAAATTTTAGAGCCCCTGGATTAAGAGGTTTACCAAGTCTTCCAACAAAAGGAGCTGTATTTCTAGCAGAACGTCCGGAGATCACTTTTATATCTTTCGGGCTTCTTACTTTTTTCATTTAGAATGTTCCTCCATAGATTTTATTAATACGAATTCCATCAACCTTCTCATCATAAATCAAATTATTATTATCCAATTTTACATCAGCGGTTAATGTTTTCTTAGATTCAGTAGGACCAGGACTCATTGTAAAATCGATGGTATTAGAATCTTCAAATATAATTCCAAGTCCATCTGCAGTAGTTCCACCAGTTTTTATCCACTGTCCTCCGATCATTGTATAAGTAATGGAAGTAGTACCGTCATAAGAAGTCAGGATTACTACATCTCCATTCTTAGGTTTTTCACCAAACAACGCAATCAAGATACACTCCTGATCTGATTGTTCCTCTGACTGTTTTTTTGCTGTAAATATTCTAGGACCTTGACTTAATTCCATAGTATCTGAAACAATGTCAAAATCACCTAAGTCTGCACTCTTAAAAATTACTAAAAGAATACAAACATCTTCAACTTCATTATAATATCTTACAGCAACTAATTCAGCATATTGTCTAGATGCACATGAGAGAGCCTTAAGTGCTTCATCTCGATTGGCATAAATACATTCAAATCTTGTTAACTGTGATTGTGCCATTTTTATTATCTTTTATCTAGTATATCACCATTGAAGTTTACATCTATATCTGTAATTTCATTTGTATCGGTATTAATATCCTCTACATTTGCTCCAACGATTCTCACTATACGATTAGTTATTATATTTCCCTTTTCATCGATAAAAGCTATTCCATTTGACATATCTTTTATCCAAGAAGCTTCAGTATCAACTCCATATCCACAAATTGATTGATTAGATAAGAAAGTTCCACATACAGCTTTAAACTTACTAATAACATTAAGCTCGATAATTTCCAAATCTTTCCAAGTAAATATTTTCCCTGGATACTCGGTTAATTCGATCACTGTTATAGTTTTTCCATCAAGAGATATTCTAAAATAAATATCTTTAATAGTTAATAGATCATTACTTCCTCCACCTGAGAAACAACCAAAGAAATTACTAACAGGTAATGAACTAACTTTTACCTTAGCACCGATCAACTGTTCATATTCCCAAATTCCAGAAGGACCTACAATTCTTGAGTTTCTACAACTATTCAACATTTTATCCTTTGCCTTTAGCTAGAGAATCTACATAGTTATTCCAGTATATATCGGCATCAACACCATTATTTTTCTGATGTCCCTTTACCCACTTATACTCAATTCTTCTTTGTAAACCCTGTTTAATTATTTCTTTATCAATATCACCTTTAATTCGAGCAATGTATGGTTCTTTTACTTTCCAATTACCAGTCATCCATTCTCGAACACCAAGATAATCTGCATGGACTACTACAATATCATTCGGACCCCAAGAACCACGAAATTCATATAAAGCATGTAAAACTGCTACTAACTCCGCACTAGGATTGCTACACTTCTGAGCTCCAAAAGATAAATTCATATATTCAGGAGTTAATTCAATTGAGAATTTATTAAGCATAGTTCCCATTCCAGGTCCGGTAGGGTCAATAAGAACTCCTCCGATACCAAGTCTTCCATTATTTTGTTTGTCTAGGTGAGATCCGTCAGTATAAATATCAAACTGTTTCATCTCATCAATTTTAAATATCTAAATTTTCATCCAAAGAACGATATTCGAAGGGATCAAGTTCTAATCCAAATTCTTCAAGGCACCATTCTCTAAATTCTTTCGTACCAATTACACTTATCTCTCCAAGAACATTCAAAAGCTCCTCTCCTTCAATTTTAGATAGACTTTTATCTAAGTGACAAATTAACCTTGTCATAAGATATCCAAAATGACTTAAAGATCCATCTACATCACTATCATAACACTCCAAGACTCTAAACCCTGAATGAGTATTAAAACTTGAAAATAGATCAATCCACTTTTCTGGAATATGAATCGAAGAACCATTATAGAGATAATAAATAACATCTTCTGTAGGTGTAATTCTTAGGATAACATAATCTAAAACCTTATGATCACTAAGTCCTTTTAGAACGATTCTCTTAGATTTGCCTTCTCGTATATAAGATAATTTGTAAAACTCGGTAAATACTTCTTTAAACCAGGCATCTTTCATAATAGTGTATATAAATTAATTAAAGCCAACCCTGAAAGAATTATTGTATTATTATCTTCCATCACTAAATATCCCGTTTTATCACATTGACTTCTATAACTTAAAAGATCAAGAAACTCGGATAAATCTTGTTTCAGGTAAAATGTAATTGATATAATTCCTTCTCCTATCGCAAAAGAACATATTATTGAGTAAGGATGTATGTCAAGTCTATCTAATTTAGCTACTATGTCTTCCTGGATTTCAATTTCTCTAGGATTACTTCTCATAGTATTATTTCTGTTATATGACTGTTTAATATTCCCATACTGTTAATTAGGTTAGATAAGATAGATCTGTGACATATTTTATCATCAGAACCATAACCCATTAATATAACTCCTCTTGCATTACTAAGTTCAGCCAAGTAATTAAGTTTATCAATAACCTCTACAAAATTTACATTCGACATCTCAATAATATATCTCTTAGAAAATTCTGTAAAATCAATAAGCCCGTCTCTCTTTGCTCTAAATAATTCTGTACTTGGAGCTAAATTTCTAAAATGTACTGCCGTTCCATTATACTTACCAATTAATTCTGAATTACTAATATTTCTTATTATAAAAATAGGTAAATATCCATTCTCTGTAAATATTTTTAATGTTACCGGAGATACAAATGATGTTTTAACTTGTAATTGGTATCCCATTTTTTCTTAGTTTTATTAATAACTTTAAAATTTATTTATTGTCCTCCAAATTTTTTATTAGATGTCTTAAATCCTGACTTCCCTGAAAAACTAGAAGACTTTTTCCCACTAAAACGTCTATCTGCTTGATAAGATTTATTAAAACCATTACTATCAAACCCACTTTCTTGTTTCTTAGGTTTGATAGGAGATGTAGTAGAGCCGCCAAACTTCTGACTACTAATCATAAATCCTGAAGGAGCTGTTTGTAGACGTTTAAGGAGATTTACATTACTCTCTATCATCGACTTTACTGTATGACTGTCGAAGTGATAAGATATTTCTGGATAATTCAATATGTCGCCCTGAATTAATCCAGCTGATGTTAAGAATACAGAAAGATTAACGAACGCTTCAGTCAGGTTACTAGATATCAAAAGAGTATCTGTCGTAGGTTCGTAGATCTTATATTCTTGTGTAGACTGATCATAATTAATAACTACTTCTACCATGACTTTTTAATTACTTATGGCAAGAGCACCTAGGATTACTGCTACACAACCTAAAGCACCTGCCCATAATTTACGTTTTCTTTTTTCTTTCTTTAAGCTATTTTCTAAAGCTTGTATAGAGTTAACATAATAATCATCTTTTTTCCTCATCATCATAGACTGGTAAGATATAATTGAGTCTAGATTCGCTGCCTTAATCGAATCCTCTTTTATTATATCTCCTTGAAGTTTTATAATTTTTTCGGAAGACTCAAGATCTACTATTATGCTATTAATTGTTTTCAGATTTTCAGGAGATATAACTATCATTGTATCCCCGCGATGCTCTATTATCTCTTGTGAATATCCTTTAGTGATAAAAAATAGAGATAATAAGAGACAATAGATTATTTTTTTCATAAGAAATAATAAGTATGTATGAAAATTATTTAAGTCTTTCTATAAAAATATCCAAGAAATTTTCAATATCTTCTTTATAATGATATTTCCAAAAATAATTATCTGGTACTGAAAGCATGAAAGGAATCTCTATTGGAATAGATTTTGGATACTTAAATATATAATAATCTTCTATATTAATATCATTTATACACTTCCACCAAGATATTTTTTCACTGTCAGGAGGTAAGTTATCAGGAAAAATTAACTTATCATAATTAATAATATTATATTCACATTTAGGAATAAGAAGATAAATAGATCTATGGTTTGAAGATTCTTGATATACTCCTACTATAATATTATCCATTATCATTATTAGGAATAAATTTATTTAATCTTCTCTAAAGGATTTTCTCCTATTTCTAGATCAATACGATTAACTATTAATTCATATTTTGGTTGATTCTTTGAAAAATATCGCCACAGAACATCATCATAATAATCTAAATAATTATCTCCTTTTCTTATTTCATAGATATAATAAGGATGACTAACTTCATTTTCATATACAGATATTGGATAATATAGATCTTGTTCTACTATCTTTACATATTCATTAGTATCTAATATATAATCTAAATCATATATTACTTGTACTTTATCAATCTGTCTTATCCCTAATTTTCTCTCTATTTTTTGAAGTTTAATATCATCTACAATATCCAATCCATCATAAAAAAATTCAGAATCAATTTTAATAATATAATAATTTTTTAAACAGATATTTTTAAAATCTCTAATATTATCTACAATCGTATATAATTCGGAATTAGTTTCAATATTAAAATTATCTTTTTTTAATAAATAAAAAATATTACATTTTAAATTAATTCGATTACAAGAAGATAATCCAATAATTTCTTCACTAAAAGCTGTTGTAAATAAAGTTGCTGATCTTAAGAAAACATCTTGTGGTAATATTTCAATAACTTTTATAATATTCATAATTACATAGTTTTTGTTTTCTTAAATCCTTTTAATCGTTTCGAGATTGAATCTTTAATGGCTTTATTTCTACCAATCTTATACGTTTTTAGACTTAAATCCAATTCTTCTTTTGCATTTTTTAATTCATCTTTACTTGCACCAGCAGCTTTTAATAATTTTAATGCCTTTTTAGAAGCATTTTTCTCTTCTTGAACTACTATACTCCCTTGATATAAAGTCTTTAATCCATTTCTAATCCCAACTCTTTTATTTTTATTACTATAAGACCCTCTAATATCATTATTTTTATCTGATATTATCTTATCTAATCCTTTACCAGTTGAATTTTTTGAATGTCCAATTTCATGAGCTAATGATGCTTGTCCACTGGAAGGAGGAAAATTTATTACATGATCACTACTCATAAAAGCTTTTCCCAACTTTCTATCAAATTTATCATTAGATCTTGTCAAATCTATTTTCTCTTTAGTAGAAACATCACTTGACTTCTTCTCCCAAGATTTTGTTTTATCAAATCGTTTTCTAAAAAATTTTTCACTACTTGATAATTTTTTCTTTCCATTTAGTATTTTAATATTAGATTTCTTAGCATCTTTTCCAATATTTTTTAATACCTCAGGATTTCTATCCTTAGCAACAGACTTAAGAGATTCATTTATTTTCTTTAATTTTTCACTATCTAATTTAGATGAATCATCTAATTTTTTAGCAATTAATTTACCAACTTTCTTTATTCCAGAAATAGCTGCTGATTTTAATCCATATTCCTTCTGTTCTACTTTCCAACCTTCAGAATATAATTTCTCAACTAAATCTCTACCAGTAAAAGTAAATTGTTTTTGAGAATATCTTTTTATGATCATAATTCAACAATTTAAAATTGAAAAATAAAAAACTTAGAGAACTTGACAGTAATCGTGCTTTTTATCAACACGAAAGTAAGTTCTCTAAGTTCTATTTTCTTTAATACTTACTGTCAAATTCTCTAAGTTTAAGTCTAAGAAATTCTATTGCTTCTGTTGTCGGTAATTCCCTAATACTATCTACTTTATCAGTTCGAGTAGATTCTATCCTATGAATCTTTTCTCTGAGATAACTGATAATACTATCCCTTGATATTATCTCTACTTCAAGGGAATCAATTTTATTTTTTTCAGGTTGTATAATTTCTGGAGGAGGTAATATAGTTTCCCCCTTAGATTTATCTTGAGAGGAGTGGGAGTAATATAATACCCCCAATCCAAACCCAAGTAATAACAGTAATGAAATTAAAACAGCCTTCTTAATCGTTTCCAACATCTTCTGTTACGAATATTCCTACACGATATTCCAATTCGCCTTCCTTTTTATAATTAATATATTGATGGAATATTCGATAGTCTCCGGAAGCCTCTTTTTGAATCAAATGAGCATCCCAACCATGTGTAGAAGTTAATTTATTTATCAAGTCTTGCAACCTGGAAATCTTAGGTGCATACTCTTTAAGGATATCTAAATCTTGAGACGGATTCATCAAGTTCTTCATTCTCTCCAATTCTGCCTTAGACTCCTCCTCTCCCATAATATCCTCTGAAAGATTTGTAATTTTATATTGTTTAGGTCCGGTAGTACATGTAACAGTATTTAAGAACTGACCTGCTACCTTCTTAGATTTAATCTCTGCCAAAGTCGCACTACAACCTTCACTTCCGGAAATAATGTTCTTGATATCTTCTAAGACCTTCAAAGACGTAGTTATTCCTAAACTTACAAATACACCTACAGGCTTTACAAATGTCTCTCCATCTACTGAATTAACATAGAAAGTCTTAAATGATGGTTGATAAAATACTTCAACCAATGAATGGACTTTGTCTCTATTTATGTTTCCATTATTAATAGTTGCCATTGTTTTTAAAATTTTTCACTTTGAAATATTTAAATTCTTGATTATAATTACTATATCCATAATTAAATCCGTACATGGTATAGTTAGGCATCTTTAGTTCTTGTTCATGCCATTCTTCCAAGTAATCTTCAAAGTCTGATATTAAGATCAAGATAGCTTCAGGTCCATAATTCTGTCTGAAATATTCCATACCTCTAGCCATTCTTGTTCCACCTCCCATAGAGATTCTTGGAACACCCTTTCTCGGGTCGATATCTTTAATATGATCTCCAAGCTGTGTAGACCATGAAATAATATTATACTTTAATCCACGTCCAATCTTTTTCATTTTATTGGCAATAGTATTTAAAATTCTATCAACCAATCGTGTATCCATAGATCCCGAAACATCAATTAAAAATACAATAGTTGGTTCATTAGACATGGTTACCTTTCTTCTAATAGTTGGAGCAATAACAGAACGATTAATACCACGATTATAAAGATACATAAGATCTTTCTTTGTATCAACTTTAACCACTCTAGATTTATAATTTAACATTACTTCATCTAGAGCCATATCTACTTCGTCTGTCTTATCCACAAGTCTCGTTGCATCTGGAGCTCCACTAGAACCACATCCAACGCCACCTCCTGAACGAATTTGTCCAAGCTCACGTTTTTTATCGGCATCGTCTCTAGAGTCTGTTCTGTGATCTTTATGAGTTCCACCCTCATCTTTACCGTTACTGTTCAAATCACCTGAACCAGAATCTCTCTTTCCTTTATATGGACAATCTTTTGGATCACCTTTACCTTGCTGATTACCTTGTCCAGATCCCGAACCACTACCAGAACCATCAGTCATACCCATTTCCTGCATAAGATCAGAAAGACCTTGCATTCCACCACCACTTTGCTGATTACCTTGTCCAGATCCTGAACCATTACCTTGAAGTGCATCTTGAATATCTTGATTTGTAACTTGGGATGTATCACCGTTTCCACCTTTTTTAATAGAAACCAACATCTTAACAAACTGATCCAAGTGTTGAACAATTAGCATCAAATATTCGGGGTAACTAAGTTCACTCGGGAAAGGGTTACCTTCGGATATATAATATCTTTCTGGAACAATGAGTTTAATTTTAGCCTCATTTTCCATCTTCTTTATCATATCATCAAGAGCCTGTTTTGCTTCTTCATTATCAGTGTGATCTCTATTATATTTCAAGAGCTCAAGTTGATAATTAGGAAGAACTGATGAGATATCTGATTCCATCTCCTCTACATCTTCAGTACTTAGGATTTTAGAATTTACTTCCATATCCATAGCAATATTATGAAGACTGTGATTAAGAACTGGATCATCTATTACTCTCTCAATCAACTTCTCTGCAAAATCAATTCCACACTCTTTATTAATTCGATCAATCAATTCACCTCGATAATCTCTGAAGGTATTACAAATCTGAGTATCAAGCTCTTCATGAATACCATCAAGATGTCCTAAGTAAATATGTCCGTACTCATGCATAAGAATACGAAAATCAGTACGTGGAATCTTAATCTCTGAGCAGACAATTTTATAGATAACATTTCCTGAGATATCATCTTTATATTTAAAACAATATCCAAGTTCAGGATTATCAGGATTAAATGGTTTTTCTGTATTAACCATCAACATATTCCCGAATCTACTATAAGTATTGTCAATGAATCTTTTAATAAATTCTAACTCTGTCTGATTTCTCATAATTTTAAATTTTGATATTTTTCTAATAAATTAACCTTAGAGATCCACATGATCATTATATATTTTTCTCTAAGGTTAACACTCATATAATAGTATAATTATTTAAAACTTCTAATATCAGGAACCATACTTCCCATACTCGGATCTTCCTGAAGAATAATCTTACGAATTGATCTGAGTTTAAATCCAGAAGTTCTAAGGTATTCTTGAGTATTCTTCAACAATGATAAAGTATCATCTTTATAACCCTTAGAAGAATCTGTAACCAGACCTTGAATAGAAGTCATAAGATCTGAAATTGTATTCCAATAAGATACATATCCGATAAATGTCTCTACTGGTACTTTGTCCAAGAATTTATCAGTAGTAGATACTTTAATCTTGGTAATAGAAGAACCAGAATCCTTACTCAATTTAAACAATTTCTCAATGCAAGCTGGATCAATCGGACGTTCGATCTGTTCTAAGTCCTTATCTGCTTTAAGTTCTGATAACTTATTAATTATTGCTTGCATTTCAGGAACTTCGAGCTTCTTCTTACCATCTATGATTTCGTTAAAGAACTTAGTATACTTAGGAAGTTTATCATTCTTCATTTTCTCAATATCATTAACGATATTAACCATAGTATCATAGAAGTCCTTAGAAATCGGCGTCTTAATCAAATTCTTTGTTTTTGGATCTCGAGAAATACCAATACCACAAAGACCATCGATCATATTACGATAGTTATCTGAAGTAATACCACTCTTACCAAAACACTTGAAACTTGCAATTGTAACGTCTCTAAGATAATTCAAAGTTCGGAAAGTTGTAAATCCATAAAGCTTAGTCTCATTTTCGGCATCAGCATAGATACCATTAAGTTCTGTAATTGCTAAGTCTACAGGTTTACCACCAGAAGTCATCAATGCTCGAGCAGTTTGTTTAATACCACGTTCGATATACTCGCCAATCTTATTATATTGATCAGCCGGAATTTCTACTTCCTGAGCATCAAGTTTTTTCATCGTATCTCTAAGACTTCCCATGAAATCTTTAACCTTACCTTCTGATGATGCAATAGCTCCGTCATATTTACAAAGGAATGTATCCAGGTCTGTATGATCCGGAGTAATGTTGTAAATCATAAAACGATTCATTAACGGAGGTAGCATTTGCATAGAATTCGAAAGATTCTGTGCATAATTACCTGCAGAAACAATCAATGTATTCTCTGGAAGTCTTTCTGAACCCACTTTACGCTCAAATACTAAATGCAATAAACTAGCCTGTACGTATTCGTTTGCTGTGGTGATCTCATCCAAAAATAACAGTGATTTACCTCCTTTTTCTGCAACTTTTAAGATTTCAGTATACCAAGAAGGTCTAAGATGTCTAGTTGTTGGGTTTTCTTGATCACTCGTAGCCACATCATATCCCATAACTTCTTCTGCAGTTGTACTATTACCTCTAAGAAGGACTAGGTGATAATCTCGAACTTCTGCAAACATCTCTACAGAAGTTGATTTACCAAGACCTGGATTAGACATGATCAATACTGGTACCTTCGAAATCTCACTAACTTTCAATGCTGTAAAAATTGAAATGTTAATGTTGTCATTTTTTGATTTTGCCATTTTTCTAGCTTTTTTAATTTGTTTATTTTTCTTTATAACTTTAATCATTGAGGGGAGGTTTCTATATAATATCCCCTCATTTATTAGATTTTGAGGGTTTCTGAAGTGCTATTTATTATACTTCAAAATTAAAAAGAACACTAGATTAATCTATATTTTTTATAAATTCTTCTAATGTTCTTCTCAATTGTAAGGCTTTAACCTCTCTTAAATAGCAAAATTCACTTTTTTAGGTAATCTTGAATTATCTCATAATCTACTGAGAGAGTTGAAAATAATTGTTTAGCTTCAGATAATATTTTCTGGAGTATAGGTTTAATAAATTCATCTTCAAACAATCCTGAATAAGCTTGATCATAGAATACAACACTTTTACCTCCATCCGATAAGAAAAATGTAGTAATTCTCTTAGCAATAATTCTAGGTGTTGTTCTTTTTAGTGAATTATAATATCCTCCCAGAACTAAATACTTATCTTCTATTTTAAATTCAAGATCTGTTATATATTTAATTCTACTTTTAATATTATTCATTATGTAATACATGTTTTAACTTTTCCTCTAAGTCATCACATCGTTTCTCGGTTTCCTCTAGCTTTTTCCTCAAGTCTTTAATCTCTTTCAAAAACCAAGGATTATCCATAGTTTCCTCTAAACAACCTTGAAGATATCTAATGACTAGCTTTAAATCCTCTTGAAGGTCAGTATCTTTAGAATGCAATATTTCTTCTAAGATAGCTTTTGAATTTATTTTTATACTACTATCCAAAACTGCTTTAGTATGATCAACATAAAAAACTTCTCCAATAGGCATTAATAACGGATTTGAAATTGTACCCTTACTACTACTCATGATTTCTAAACATATATAATTCATTAATATCTAAACATTTATATATAGTATCCTCAAGACTTGATGTGATTGAAGTATGAAAATGTCCAAAGAACCAATACTTACATCTTACTCCTCTAAATACCTGATCTAAGTATTTTCGATTTTCTAAGTCTCTGAGGTAAACATCTTCTGCTTCCTCTTCGTGACGTGTAATAATTGGTTCAAAACATAGTGGAGCAGTATGAGAAGCTATTATATCAACCCTCCCTGGAAGATCTTTAATAGGCTTCTTAATTATATCTTCTGTCTTCCACCATACTCTTTTAGACGAACCAACTCTCTCCATCAATCCATTATAATTCATTCTCCATTTATAATCTACTGAAGTTGCTCCCCCGATCGGATATATTGTTTTCCCCGAGAGTTCTACTACTTCATGATCCTGGAGAAATTTAATTCTGGGGAAATCATTTATTAATTTTTCATTCCAATACTCTAGGTTATCATGATTCCCTCTTATAAAATAATATGTTATATTATTTTTCTCTAGTCTAGTATTAATTCTTTCAAACTCCTGATTATAATACCCTGGCTTAGAAAAACCTAATCCTACATCTCCAAGAAAAATAATATTAGCATCTTTAAGTTTATAACGTTGAGTTATAATCCATGTAATTTCTCGAAAACTTCCATGAATATCTGCACAAAAGTATAAATCTCTTTCTTGTTCATTTTTCATAATTTCTTTTAGGATGGAAAGCTTTGATTCTCTTTCCATCAATTATAAGGTTTTGCATTTTTAAGAGAAGCAAAAAGAAAGAACCACACTCATCGCATAGTTCTTTCATAATAGTTTTAACCCTAATAACTTTTATCTTTTTTCAGGGTGATCTTGATTTTTGATTCATTATTACTTTGTTTTAGTTCTCACATAGTTTTAATCCACATTAGTAAGGAATTCAAGGGAGAAGAAAAAAGAGAAGGAAGCATTAAACTCCCTTTTTCTCCCTTGCTACGATGACATTATATTCATCATCAACTTCTAAAAAATCCCAACCTTCTGGAATCTTAACCAACTTCTTAGTCTCGAACTCATTCATCATTTTTTGCATCTCCGGTTTGATAGATTTTACACTATCAATATGAGACATCAAATAACCTTTAAGTCCGTTCTGAAGTTTCATTAGGTTCTCAATAGATTCCATGAAATTATCTATCGTTTTTCTTATAGTCTTCTTAACGGGATTTTCGTTTTCTCTTGATTTCTTAAGCACCTCGTCCATTTTTGTAACTGATAACATATAAAATTGTCCAAGGCTTCTCAAACTTTCCAATCTATTATCTAGTAGATTGTAGTAATATTCACATGCAAAAATATGTTCTGGACTACCCTCATCTAGCTCCATATTAATTTTTTGCAATCTTGTGAGGTGTTCTTTACATAATTGTTCATATTCACGATTAAATTCCTTTGCAATTAGATCTAATTCATCTAACCAAAATTTTAACTTTTCCATAATCTCTCTTTTAAGTTTATTTCTACATATATAAGGCTTTGAAAGATTATTATATGGAAAAAGCTAAAATCTCTTCCAAAACAAGACAACTAACAATGCAATCGGTAAGAAAGGCATAAAATTAACAATAGTCTGTCTCATCTTCCTATATTCATCTTCAGGGAGTATATTTTTTATATTATCTAGAGTATGAATAAAGAATAATCCGATAAATATTGCAATAAGAAAATAATAGAATAAAAATGTTATCATAATTGATTATTTATTATTTTTAAGTTATTATATGTTCCTTGATATTCTGGTTTTACTCCTATAATATCAAATCCTTTTACTCTTTTCTTCGTACCATCTTCTGAAATTTCATTAACTTTTGCTTCTTTCGTAATAAAATATGCATCTAAATCAGTTGCTTTAGGAGTAGCTGTATAAGAAATAGAAGAGTATAAAAATCTTAATCTTTCTTTAGCTTCTGCAGAACTTATTCTATCTCCAATACTAAAATTTGAAAATATTGTATTTATTAAAAGCTCTTTACTAAATGTTACTATACCTAATTCTCTTCTGACTAGAGTTGCTTTATATCCTAAAGCTCTAAATTTCTGAGGTCCAATTGCTATATAATGAGATTTAACATCATCTTCCTCTGATATCTGAGCTAATACTAAATCTATAACCTCTTTGGATAAATCAGATTCACATAATAATCTAGCTTTCTCAAAATATGTTCCTAATTGTTCATACTGATATAAGAAATTAGACACCTCTTGATTAATAATATCATTTGTATCTAAAACAGAATGTACACTAGAGAATACTGTAAATCTATCTTTATAATCTATTTGTTGTATTCTGAAAGCTCTAATCTCATTAACCAGAACGAGATTATTAAGAACTGGAATTAAACTTGACCCTTGATGTTTATTAACAGAAACATAATCATCTTTATAATTAGACATCTTAGCATCTTTCTGATATTTTTCTGCTAAAGTTAACTTAGCATCATCTGGTGCAGAATCAAAAGATCTTAATAAATCACTGGTAGCCTTCTTTTTTCTTTCAAGTTCTTTATCAAACTCCTCTTGACTAACCTTTCTATAATCGCATATTGACCTATAATAAAATACAGCATCATTTTTCCAGGGATTCTCAAATAATCTCTGACGACCTAGGATTTGTGGGAGATCATCAGAAATATCTACAGCTAAAGTATCTATATTACTATCGCTAAATATAAAACTTCTAGCACATGTAGAATAAAAATCGGCTCCTAGATATACAGTCCTTGTACAGAAGGTGAACATTTTAGGTTTTACTCCTTTTAATGGTACTTCTCCTATTACAAACCTCTTTCCTAGTTTTTTCTGTATACGTTTAAGATTTCCCTCTGTTTTACTACATAGAATATTTACTTCTTCAGGTTGGAGATCACACTTTTTTATAATACTAACTATATGATTAACAGAGTTTACATAGAATACTGCCTCATCTGATATTATCTCTCTAGGATATCCATTAATCATCCTAATAGCTCTCTCAAAATTACCATCCTTGTAGGATTGAATAATTTCTGGTAACTTAGTCCCCACACTCATCATAGATAACACCTTTAGATTCGGTCTAATTATTCGACTAGGATCTTCTTTTCCCCAATTCATATCTATGTATGGGAGACCATTAAATTCATCTAACATATTTAAATATTCCTCTAACATAGGGGTTGCTGATACAAATAATGCACTATGAGATTGTTTAAGATAATAAAGAAATCCTAATTCGGTATCTGACTTAAATCTAGCATCATGTAGGATTGTCTGAAATTCATCTATTACAGTGTAGAATGATTGAAATATTCCAAGACTCTCTAGGATATCCTTTACAATTCTATATGAATCGTATGTTACTAGAATCTTATAAGGTTTATCATAAGACTTTCGGAAATTAATATAATCTTTAATTTCTCTCATTAATCGATTATAAATATCATTTTTATCCTCTCCAGTACACTCTTTTAATTTTTCCATAAATGATCTAGATTTATCTAGTTTAGAGAGATCTTTATCAACCTCTATTTCTTTTTCTAATTCATTCACAACTAGATAAACTTCAAATTCATGTTGATCTTTTTTATTCTTAAGTAACATTTTTCTAGGAGAACAAAGTATTACATTCTCAGGACCATTAATACAGTATTCAGTGAAACCACAACCTGGAAGTTGCTTATTTATTATACACTTTACAGGTAGTTTATAAAATCTAAATAAACTATCCATTTCTGAAATATATCTAATACCTCTAGGTACTATGATATCAGGTAATTTATTGATCATAAATATTAAATATTTTAATTGTTATTTTTAATTCAATACAGAATCCAGTTTTAATAAATTGTCTTTTTAAATTGAAGACACAGGAGGATCCCTTTTTCATTAATTAGGGTTTAAAAGGATAATACATGCGTTTTGTCACTTTAGATATCATAAAAATATAAAATAGTAAATAAATCTAAATCTGAAAAAAAAAGGACACTTTTTAATATTAAAATAAGATCCGCCTCTTGAAGGCGGAAATCTGAATAAAATCTATATACTTAAATCTAAATAATCGGAGAAAAACCTATTATCATTCCTATATATCTTATTCAAAGTTTCTTCCTTAGATCCCCTCAGCGGTAGCGATCGGAGGGGATAGATAACGGGAAGCTCCTTTGTCTTCGAACTTTAAGGACAATTTTGCTCTCTATAGTCCTTTAGATTCTAATATATGAAAGAAAAACCCCAGGCACATTTTGCCCAGGGTGTATTTGATTAATTAATAACCAAATTGAAAGTAGCTATCAAAGCCTTCAGTAATATTTTTACTAAGACTGAAGCTACCAGGGATATCACTACGATACTCCCAGCTATCCATACTACAGCGAATAGTATGAATAGTATTACGTTAAAAATCTCAATGTTCATAATAAATATTTAATTGAGTTTTAGTTAAAAATATTAGAGAATAGAACTATTATATCCAATTTCTTTCAATACTTTAGGATTCTATAGTTTAATTTCTATTCTCTCATATATAAGGCTTTTAGCATTTTTGAGACGGTTAGGAGAAAAGGGTGGTATATGTGCTATCCTTTTCTTTTTCTTCAAGAACAGAAAATAAAAAGGATACAAGCTTTTATTACACTTATATCCTTTATTTTTATGGCGTTAACAAAAATCTTCAGTGATGGTGAATCTTAGACCATCACTATAAAATTCCCCGTATTTATTTGGGTTATATTTTTTTAGTTCGGAAGGTATTGATCGAGAGTAGCTAAAATATGGACTAACTTCATCTGGATTGTCATTATAGTAGCTCTCTAAGTCATATCCTTTATCCAAGAACTCTTTTAATTCACTCTCCCAAAATTCCTCGGCCGTATACTCAACGCCATATTCGTCTTTTATTATAACATTATTTTTCGCGAAGAACTTATTTATACCTTCGCGAGTAAGTTCATAATATTTTCCGAGATTGGCGTTGAATAAAAACTTCCACCCGGCCGATCTTTTACCTAGGTGTATTTCTTTTGTTATATCCTTTAAAAGATCGGCTGCTTCACTAAATTTGTTTTCGTCAATTAATTTTTTTGCTTTTTCTTTATCCCTTTTTTTCACTGGGATTACTGCATAGAAATTTGTTCCCATAATATATTTTATTAATAATACATATATAAGAAAGTCAAGGGAGAAAAAGAAGTAGAAGAACTTTTTATCGTCCTTCTACCTTTTTTAAATTTCAATAGCCAATAAAACCTATACTAGCTAATGAATCTCTTTGTCTTTCATTCAGCAATCCAAGGTTATTTTTATTAAACTGTAAGATCGCCCATTTAGAGATTTTTTGAGATTCATAATCCCCATTCTCTAACGTCTCTTCTAAAAACTCTAGATTCGTCATTGAACTAGGTTTTTGTCTTAGCAGGAAGATGAGATTATTTACTTTTTCATCCCATTCTTCCAAGCTTTGTTTTTCTCTGAACTTTTCTTTGTATTGTTCATTCTTTTCTGCGAAACTCTGGAACATATCAAATATTTCCGGAGATTTCTCAAGTACCAAACCTACAAATTTTCCAATGTTTTCTAAGGCTCGGTTTGCTCTTTTTTCTGCCAACTCATCCAATTTTTCTTGAGCGGCTATTGATGACGTTACTGTACTTGTCACGTCAATCTTCATTTTCACTTCTCCTACCTTTGGAATAGGGAAGGTTGTTTCAAAATTTGATGTAGCATGTCCTGTAATTTCTGGCTTAATCAAATCAGCTGTTATCTTGCTGTTTACTACATTCAATTCATTCATTTTGTTAATCTTTTTCATAAGTTTTTCTTTTTAAAAATTAAACTCCTTTAAGCTTTTTGTCATGCTTAAGGAGTATTTATTTACTTTTATTATCTCATATATAAGGCTTTTAGCATTTTTTGAGATGGAAAATATTTTTAATACAGAATCCAGTTGGAAAAAATAAAATAATTAACTATTATAAATCTAGAGAACTTGATCAGGATTCTAACCTGAGACTCTAAGATAAAACAAATTATCTTAGTGTTTTGACCCGCTAAACTATCTTATCTATAGATTCAGTTAATTATTTTCTTGTGTTGTTGTGTCGTTTAAAGTTGTTTAATTTTGCACCTCATAAACGTAGAAGTTCTGAAGAGATTAGTGAGATTTAAACCTTACATGATTTTTCAGTTCTTCACAAGCTCAAGCTATACATTACGCATTTCTTGAGACGCCTATGATGTCTTTTTTTTGTTATTGTGTCTTTTAATACATTTATAAGATTTTCCCGGTTTCTCAGACGGTCGAATTTTTTATTAAACAGAAAAAAAAATAACCGAAGGGAAAAGAGTTTTATATATTCAATTCATCTCTTTTGGCGCCCCTTCGGTTGTCATTTAATTTTTGAGTAGGTTTATTTATACCATACTCTTTTTATTTTATAAGAAAAGAATAACAGTTATTTATTTTATTGGCAATAGTTATATATTATTGATTGATATTCTTTTCATATATAAGGCTAACAGGTTTTTTTGGACGGTTGATTTTCTTATATGTGTAAATAGTAAAATAAATTAAGAAAAATGACACAGAAAGAAGTTTACAATTATTTTGAAAAGAATTATCCAGATATAGATCTGTATGAAACTAAAAAAGGAAGTTTCTTTGGAGGATATGATGGAATGGATCAACTAGAACTTTTTGGAACTAACCTAGTAGTGTTTTGTGTAGAAAAAGTTAAAGGAAAATATGTACCCAAACAAAAAATATTTTCCTTTGTAAATAGTACAGAGGAAGAACTAAAAGAATTTCTAGAAAAATATCTTTAAGAAATAAAAAGAGAGGTTTAACTTGACTTTTAATTAGTCAAGACCTCTCTTTATTTTTTATTCTGTATATTCTATTATATGTATCTTAGGAGTATAATTTTCTCTAGTTTGTTGAGATACATTCATAAATTTTATTCCAGATACTTCACTTCTTTCCGGGTAATGTATGTGACCAAACACGTGATACCTTGGATTGATCTCTAATACTCTTTGTGATAATGCTAGATTCCCAGGTTCATCTTTTCCATACCATCCTTGAGACTGTTTTATACATTCAAGTTGATATATCCTAGGGGCTTCATGAGTTACCAAAATATCTATTCCTCCTGGAATTTCTAAGATATCAATATTTCCAGGTTTATGTGGGAAAGCGTGTAACCATAAAGAAGTTCTAGGATTTCCATATATCTTTACTGATTCTCCAGTAATTCCAGAAATATATTCATACTCTTTATCAACCAGAACTTTAGTAGAGTATCCAAATATCTTTCTAAGTGTGAGGAAGTCATCATAGTGTCTCTCAATCCAGTAGTCATGATTTCCGGGAACTATTATAATTTCTTGAAGATCCGGAAATATTTTCTTATTCATGAATATATTCTGATAATTATATTCAAGCCACTCTTCTTGATACATAACTTCATCAGTGGGACACAGATCTCCAGCAATAATTAGAAGTTCAATCTCTGGGTAACATTTTGTTTGTAAATCATAAACATAACCATGAATATCCGATAAACAACCTATTTTTATCATTCTTTCTTTTCCTCCAACATAAATTTCATAATTTCTATAACATCATCTCCAGTGGTTATATTCAGTTCATCTTTCAAGCGTTTATATACATCATATCCCATAGTATCATCATCTCCATAATTAAATTCAACTGGTCTGATTTCTCCTGTTACATATAGTATTACTTTACAGGGTCTCCCAGGATTAAAAAACGATCTCTTTGGTTCTGAACGTTGAAATACTACTCCGTATATAGCAGATTTTCTAAGTAATGATTCTCGAATTTTCATACTATCTCTTCTTTTGTGAATTCTACTTTATGAGTACCTCCTTGTTGTGAAGGTAGTATTAAAAGTCCACCATTCCTTAAGGCTTTTCCAAGAGGTGATCCAGAAGTAAACCATTCTCCTATGGGTTTAAGTTTTCCCTTAAGTACTTTGATTTCCCTCTCGAGTTCTTGATACTTTTTATTTTTCTTATTATACTCAGATTGTTTCGACTCTAGTTCTTGAATCTCTTTCAGAATTGGTTTGACTTTTTCTTCGTAATCTTCTTGTGAGATTAAGTTTTTAGTCTGATTCATTCCTTCTTTTACATACGTTACCTTGAATGTTTCTTTAATTAAATCTTTCATAATACTTCTTTTAATAAATCTTTGCCAAATACTAATTTAACTTTAGATACTACACTATATAATTTTGCTTCAGAGATTACTGTTTTGTCTGGTTCTTCATAATATATAATATTATTTTCGAAATCAAGTTTATATACTCTCCTTAAGTAGAATTTTCCAGAGATACTAATAACAACTTGATCACCTGGTTCTAAAGAATCAATCTCTAAAACTAACTCTGTTGCTATTATCGTATTCTTATAGAATTCTTCTTGACCCTTCTTATCTCCAATAGGGTGGAAAAATAAATAATCCCTTTTGTCGTTCTTATATTTGATTAATTCTTGATAATATTTTTCTTGGCGAGTAACACATTCTGAAAGTTTATATACTTTCATAGATTGTAAGATGATATCAACTTCAGAAACTTCATCTATCCAAACATCACGAACAAAAATTAAATCTTTTCTTCGTTTTACTAGCCATACATAAAATAATATATACCATATTATTACTATAACACCAACAAAACCTAAAAATAGTAATTTGTCATTTTCTATCATAATTTTTTATATTTTTATTATACATTAATAAGGAAAATAGAGTCAAAAATTACTCCATTTCAAAATCCTTAAAGGCCTTATATATGAAGATAAATAGATATCTTACTAGAGAGAATTAATTGATATATAACAATATCAGTTAGTTCTCTTTTTTTTCTTTGAAGAGACAATAACAATAAAAATATAATGGAAAGAGAATTTAGATGTAGTCATTGTCAAAAAGAGCTTCAGATTCAAGGTAGTCTGAGGAAACGAGCTGATTGGTATATGATAAAATCGGAACTTTGGGATTTAGTTATAGAGAATAATAAAATTCCAAAAGATAAATGGGGACATACCTATTTATGTGTAGATTGTCTTGAACAGTTATTAGGTCGAAAATTATGTTTAGATGACTTATGGGTTAAAGATGGTAGAGAAATTCCAGCTAATTATTGGTTAATCAGGGAAGTTATGGAGACGGATCCTGAACTGGCTAAAACAAGAATAGATAACTTGAAGAAAGAGTTGGAGTATTTATTATTATTATCTCCATTTAAACCCAAAAAAGCAATTAAAGAAACAAGAGATCTGATTCAAGATTTAGAACAACTACCTCCTTTGTAACAGAAGAGGAGGTTTAGAGACAATTAAATTAACAAAAGTGCAACGTCCGAAGCAATTAGAGGACAGAAAACAATTAAGAAAATGAAAAACTTAAAAGAAATTTGGTCAGGAATTCGTTTAGATGCAGAATTGATCAAACAAAATTACAATGCAGAACTCTTAGGTATAGGAGTTCACGGAATGACTAGATTAGCAGTAAAACTTGAAGATGCTGATCTTGAATTCATACAAGGCTCGCTTAAAGAGCTTTATGTATCAGAGAACGATAAAGATTATACAGTTAGATCTTTCGTTCGAATTACAGAAAAGAATGAAGAGGGAAATTACGAAACTTATTATATGGTGAAAATTGAACACCTTAGAGATAGTGACAAATTTTGGTTTACATTACAGACAGGAGGTCCAGATCCAAAGAGAAAGAAAAGACTTGGGGTGGATATGTTTGAATGCACATCAACCGAAATGAAGAATATAAGATCCTGGAAAAGTGTTTTATCAGGGTTTTCTTGTTTAGTGTAATTCTTTTTCCATTCTTGGCCGGGGATATAAAGTCTCCGGCTTTTTTAAACCAATCAAAAGAGATTTATTAACAATTTAAAAGAAAGGAATAAAATTATGATTACAATGAACATGAACAGTGATGAGATCTTTAAAGAATTGAAAAGAGATTATCAGACTATACTAGATGTAGTTAATAGAGAAATAGATAAAAATAAACATAAAATATTAAAGATTTATCAACAAACGAAGTCTCCAGTTCCGTTTAAGGAGACGAAGATTATTAATGTATCAAGAAATCAATATCGAGCAATTATTGAAGCATGGCCTAATAAAAGAGAATTTTCAAAAGGGACTACCATTTATACTATCGTAAATAATGGAATAACTGGAAAAAAGAATGCTATATTATTCCCATCACTTGATGTTAATTTGAGGAATATTGTAATATTCGAAGCACATTTTATGAGAAGGTATCGCGAAAGATATCTAAAAATAGATAATATTGACTTTGAAAAGATTGTAGATATTTATCTAAGATCTAATTCTGCAATGATTACAACAATAATTCCTGAAGTTCAAAAAGAGGGAGAATGGAATTTAGAAGGAAAATTGAATGATGGAGTTGCCTTAGGAATTTTTCAGAAAGATACAAAATTTTTCCGTTTTATTACATATGTTAGTAATGAAATGTTAAGGGAAAATCAGATACACTTAACTGATGATTCTCCAACAGGACAAATACTTCAAATGTATCAAAAATTAAAACAGGAGGATAGATTTGCTTGTAGTAATGCTGTTTTATCAGCAGGAGGTTTTAAAGAAGTAAATGTGAATATTTTTAATAGAGGGGATTAATTTCCCTTCTTTTTTTCTTAAAATATTATATATGAAATAAAAATATAATTTATTTTTTGTGATAAGTAAATTTTTTTTTATTTTCCGTATATAATTTCCTTAAAGCCTTATATATGTAATAAACTTAAAAAAAAAGAAATTATGGGAGAATATGAAGAATCGTTTAACTTCGGAGAAACAATTGTAGAAGTAGCAAAAGAGAAGCAAAGGACTATGAGTGATGAAGAATATCAAGAGTGGCTTTGTCAGTTAAGTGATGAATTTGCTTTTTTAGATTGAATTTGGAATAGGTTTAGTGGTGATGAAACTACTAAACCTTTAATTTTCTTATATATGTAGTAATAAAAATAAAATTATAAATGTTAACATTAGAAGAAATTTATAATAAGTATTTAACAATGGATCGTATAGAAGACGATCCAATAATAGAAAAATTATTTAACGATTTTTCTCCAAAAAGTGAGGAATTTCTTTCAGCAGAATATATAAATACTGTAATTAATAATCCTTTAATTAATAAACAAGGAATTAGAAAGTTATATAAACCGGGAATACCAATTATTCCTGTGGATAGACTTGATTTTTCTATTGTAGACTATACGCCTGTTTTCAATACACGAGAATTAGAAACTACCAACGATTTAGGGAAATTAATATTTTCTGAAGTTATCGAAAATAATCCAGATACTTATACTTATAAACAGAAAATTGGTGAGTATGAGTGGGAGTATACGATAGATCGCTCTGTACCTTATTATAAAGTTATCTATAATTGTGAAGTTCGTAATAAATATAAAGAATATTATGATGATTATATGAGAACTCAGAAGATATACATATATTATCTTCCTTCTTTTAATATTTTTAATAATAAGCCAATTGTTAGGGAAGTATATAAGGATCACTATAATAGAGAATTTAAAGATTCTAAAGGAAAACGTATAATACTAAATTGTAGTAATTGTGTAGCGTTTTCAGAGAAGATGCTAGAAGAACAATTTAATGTTTTTAAACGTATTGGAATTAGAAATATGTCAAATAGAATTACAAAAATGGAAAATAATATAAAGTCTATAGAAAAAAGATTAGAAGAACTTGTTAAGAGTAAAGATGAGCTCTTAGAGAAATTTTTCTATGAAGAGGAAAGATTGAATGAATTATTTAAATTATAATAAAAGAATATGGAAAAGTACTTAGAATTATCAGATGTTATGTTAGTTCCTGATAATCTTAACCTAGGATGGACTAACTCTGGGAAACTTGATTATTTTGTTCTAGATGATCAGGAAGTTACGGGGGTGCCAAAAAGTTTACCCATCTTTACAAGTCCGATGGAAGCTATTGTTGGAGTTGATAATTGGAAAGTATGGCAAGATTCTGGAATTAAGCCTATCCTCCCTAGAACTGTTGAACTTGGAACTAGACTTGAAGCGTGTGGATTTATCTTCTGTGCGTTTAGTCTTCAGGAGGTAAGAGAAAATTTTATAAATATAGATCAAAGAGGTTCAACTCAACAATTTCATATCTGCATCGACTCTGGAAATGGTCATGATGTAGCTCTTATGGAAATTGGACAGAGATTAAAACAGCTCTACGGAAAACAGGTTATCTTGATGGGTGGAAATATAGCTAACCCTAAGACTTACGAAGTGTATAGTGGCGCCGGATTTGATTATGTACGTGTCGGAATATCATCTGGATCTTTAGTTGATCAAGATAAGTATGGGTTTCATTATCCTATGGCATCTATTCTCGGCGCAATTAATTCACTTCGAAAATCAGGAAAAGGTAGACTTCGGGATGTTAAAGTTATTGCAGATGGTGGTATTACTTGTCACTCGGATATCCTAAAAGCTATTGCCCTTGGTGCTGATTATGTAATGATTGGTCGTGAGTTTGCTAAGATCTTGGAAGCATCTGGAACAATTTATAAAAGAACAGTAAAGTCAGATCAGGATATTATCGAAGAAGTTCAGGAGTTAGGAGGTTTAGTTAATATGTCTCCTATCGAATTATCTGAGTTAGATTTAGTTAGACAATACTTCGGAAATACTACCCCTGAGATGCAAGCACTTCGAGCAGGTTATTCAGATGTAAATTCTTGGAGATCGTCAGGAGAAAAGCCCAGAGTAAAAGTATCAGATTCGGAATGGACTTGGGTAGAGATTGGAACTACTTTAAAGGATTGGATACAGGGTCTAAAGGAGTGTATTAATTATGGATTTATGATGTCAAACGCTAAGTCTTGGAAGGAATTTAGAGATAATACTTTAGTTATTAGAGTAAGATGAGTTCAGGTGAAGAGAAAATAGATAAAGATGTATGGGGAGAATATTTGAAATTAGGTTCTCCAGTTCCGATAGTAGCTATTCGAATTCTTGAAAAATATTCGTTAGTAAGTTATAATTGGGATGATTGGAATGATTTTTATACTGATCTTAAAGAACAAATTATTTGGATGAATAATAAATACTTTCAAGATAATCTCCTTAATCCTCCTAAGATAATTTACAAAGAAGCACAACTTATAAAAACTATTAAAGAATCAGTTGAGTTTTATTTCTTTAAAGGACGTAGAATTTATACTGCATCTGAATTAAATATTATCGAATTAATATCTCATTGTGGAAGTAGAGGTATTATGTCTGGAGATATGTGGGAATTTTACAGAAAGGAGTGTATGCCTGTTAAGTTTGATGACCTAACTCACTTTGTTAAATGAAGACATATCTTTTTGTAAAAGAAATATCTGATTTTGATAAATTAGGAAATCCTATATTTTTCAGAGAATTTATGACAATTATTGCATCCTCCGAGAATGAAGCTTGGGAAAAATTTGAAGAACAACTAAGACCTAGATCTCCGAAAAGAAAGAATTATGAACAAGAATTCAAAAGATGGAAAATAACAGAGGAAGATATATTTTAATATTAAAATTGGATATACTTATTTTTACGAGTGAAATGAGCGATTGGTTTCCAATAACACTTAATAATTCTGGAGAGATTACAGATGAAAAACTTAAGGAGATTAAAGAATTTTTTCTATGTAGATGGAAATATAAATATCCACCTATTTTAAAACAAAAAGATTTTATCAAAGAACTTAGGAATACTATATCTGAATCTCGAGTGTTTTATGTTCCTTGGGGAGTTACAGCAGAAATAGTTATATCTAATTGGATTGATTATTTTTATCATAATAAACCAATTTCTCCTGAGATTGAAAAGATTTTTATTAACTCAAAACCTATAGAAAATTTATGGCAACTTTTTTGATAGACTTCGATGGCACTTGTGTTCCTAATCTTCCTGAACCCGGTTTTTCAGAGGTTGATACAGGAGCTGAAAGGGTTTTAAAAAGGATAGTTTCTGCTGGACATAGATTGATTCTTTGGACTTGTCGGAATAATTCTAGAAATAATCCATATAATTATATTGGAGGAAAATTTAGAACTGAAACATCATTAGAAGAAGCTGAGAGATGGTTTCGAGAAAGAGAAATTCCACTGTATTGTGTAAATGATAATCCAGAGGAAGAAGGTGTAATAGGATATGCAAGAAAAGTTTTAGGAGATTTCTTGATAGATGATACAGCTCTTGGAATACCTCTTAGATGGGGTGAAGCCGAGTATGTAAATTTCGATACTGGAGAAATAAAAACTATATATACCTCTTGTGTTGATTGGGAGGCTATTGAAACAATTTTAGAAAGAATGGGAATGTTATAGGAGTTATGGAAGTTTATAAAGTAGAAATAGAGGCGCCGGATATTGATTTTTGTTGGTATTTTATATTTGCTAAATCTAAGGAATCAGCTATTAAAATTTATGAAGAATATTCAAAATTTATTATATTACCGGCGCAAGGTACTGATATTCTAAAACTTGGGGAATATAGAGCCTTCCTAAAGAAATTTGGAAGGTTAATAAGACTCCCTGGAATAACTTCATCGTCAAAGATAGAAGGAATAAAAGTTGATTTAACTGATAGATCCTTTTCTTGGAAAAAGTCTTAAAACCTTACTTTTGAGATAAACCAATAAAATCCAAGAATCATGGAAAAAGAATTAAAACAAAAACAAGGAATTAATTATGTCAGAGAAGATGGAATCTTAAGAATTGGGGTTAAACTTGTAATATCTCCAGAAATTATCGGTTTTCCTGAAATTGAAAGAGAAAAGGAGTACAAAGTTACTAATGTTGAAAAAGTTATAAAATTGGATTCTCCTAAGCCAATTTATTACATAACTCTTGATGGGTTAGGTGAAAGAGTATATACAGATGGAATTTTTTCAATTGTCCCAACAAATTTCAATGTTTATAGATGGAAAGGATATTACATCTTAGCACTCTCTGAAGAACAAGCTCAAAGAATCTGGAATACGTGGATAGATAACTTAGAGATTGTAGCAGCTGATGGAAGACCTAAGATGTATAAGTTTGTAAATAACTTACAAAATCGAGGAGATCAAGAATTATTTCCTAGAATCATCCGACGATTACATTCAGAATATTCATTTCCTTGTATCGTTGAAGACTTAGGATTCGAAAAAGAACCTGTTTATGTTTATAAATTTCCAGGTTAAAATCAAAAAGAAGACTGTGAGAAATCCGGTCTTCTTCTTTTTTGCTCCTTACAACGATTCAGAATCTTATTAATGATAAACACCGATATGTGTTTTGTTTGTTAGTATTAGTTTTTAAGGTTTAATAGGAATCCCTAGTCTGTGAAGATTGGGGATTTTTCTTTTTCTAAGCTTCAAAATCTTATAATTGAATAAAAACATTTAATTATTATAAATTATGGAAAATAAAACAATTAAAGATTTTAGAAGTTTTTATAAATCTCAGAATCCTTTTAAGATGACTAGTTTTGATGATAAACTTCATAAAATGTCAGAAGCTAGAGGAGGTTATATCAATCCATATATTCTTGAGGAGTCTGAAAGAAATATGTCTCAGCTAGATATTTTTTCTAAGCTTATGAGTAAACGTCAAATTTTCTTTGGTACAGATGTAAATTCAGATAGTGCAAATATAGTAGTTTCTCAATTATTATATCTAGATTCTGTAGAAAATGCAGATATTACTATGTATGTGAATAGTCCTGGGGGTAGTTGTAGTTCTGGTGCGGGAATTATTGATTCTATGGAATTTATTGATTCTGATGTTAGAACAATAAATACTGGATTATGTGCGTCTTATGGTGCTATGATTCTAATGTGTGGAACTAAAGGTAAACGTTCAGCACTTAGAAGATCTAGAACAATGATTCATCAACCACTCATAGGTCAACTATCTGGGCAAACTACAGATATTATTATTGAAGCTAAGGAGATGGAACGTCTAAGAAAAGAACTTTATGAAACTATTGTAGAGCAGACAGGTCAAACCTATGAAACTGTTGCAGATGCTTGTGAGAGAGATAATTGGATGACTGCACAAGAAGCATTAGATTTTGGAATTATTGACGAAGTTATCAGAAAGAAATAGAAATAGTAATCAAGAGAGTTGTTTGGAATTTCCAGGCAGCTCTTTTTATTTTTTATTATGGAAGAGAATAATATAATAAATATCCTATCAGATCCTGAGGTTTCATTGGATCAAAAATTTTATGAATACTGTAAGTTCTATCAAGAGTATATTACAACACCTTTTAATGATTCTCTTGAGCCTGTAGTTTCTGATGCAGTTCAGGAATTTTATCCAGAGTTTCATATTTTTCGAACTGTTTTTGCTTTAACGGGAGGAAAGTTTGATTATAAGATCTCTTTCACCAGACTTAAGGAGATATATAGATATTTTTCAAGTAAATATTCTTTTGGTGGTAGAGAAATAGAAACGGAGGTCAAAACATTCAAACATGATTTTACAAGAAACCTAGAAAAGAGTTTTAAAACTCTTTTGAGTAATCCTTTTATAAGTGATGGGAATGATGCAAGAGTAAATATCTCCGGGTTAGATAGCTTTTATAAAGAAAGTCTACCTTATGGACATAATTACACTACTTTTGAAAATAATGATGAATTTCCTTTACCACCTGAGAGAGATTGGAGGATCAAGGTTTTAGATATTTCGCTGTTTTCTTCCGGCCGTTTTGTAATTACTCCATATTTAACGAATTATATTATACATGATAATGAAGGATAATGAGTTTTTATTAAAAGTCTTATGTTCTGGATTAGATTTAAATAAAAAGTTTAGACAATATTGTAAGGTTCGATGGGAAAATAATACGGCCGAACTTATAACAGCGGATCCTAAGATAATTGAAGAGTTTTATCCTGAATTTTCTGAGCTATATGATTATTTCTTTAGTTTAGGAGAAGTAAAAGAACCGACACATCCAATTAATGAGAAATATCTTAATGTTTCGAGGATGCTATCATTAAAGAAAGACCTAGAAGAATTAGTTATGCCTTTTGGATTTATTTCAGGAAGTTCGATTTCTAAAAAGTTTATAGAGATTGTTAATATATCTAAATCATCTATAATAACTAACTTTTATACTAAAGATTATTTAATAACATCCTTTAGAAAAGCTTGGAAAGAAGTTGGAGTTAATAGGAATGAATTTTGGGAAGGTGATTTATTTTATATGTCAGGTGGTAAAATATGTTTAGTATTAGTAGATCTAGATAATAATAGATATATAGCAGTTAGTAGTAATTATGATTAGTTATATTTCAATTTATACTTCGGATGTAAAAAAAGGATTACAGTTGTATGAAAAATGTTTGAAAGTAAATCCAGAAAAACCACCTTTGTATGGAAAAGACCTAGAAATTTTAATTCCTTGGGCTGATTGGAATAATTATACTAATATTCTTTTTCCAACTCTCGGAGAACTTAGGTCTCTTGAAATTAAAGAGTATTTATGGGAGACAGATCAGAAATTAGAAATTTTATCTTCTAAAGCAATGGAAGGATTATATAAATCTAAGTATTTTGATCTCTTAGGTAATTTTATTGGAGTAAATCAACAGAATGAGTTTTGGTTTTTTGATGGAAATAATAGATTAAGAGATGTTTTTTCTATTCGTTTCAGTGATATTGGTACTGGTATTGTTATGGGTTATTCTTTAATGAATTATTTTGAATTAGGTTATGTTGTAGAAAAAGAAATATTCTATAGAAGATTTATAAATAGTGATCCAAAAAGACTTGAATCCCTTAATAATGTAATTAAAAAATATGAGAATTATGAACGAACAAGAAATGGACTTTAGAATAAATTGTATTTTAGCTAGAGCTAGAAACATAATTTATTATAGAAGAATTGATAATCGTCCTAGATGTCAATATATTCACACAGTACGAGGACTTAGACAAGATACTAGAACTTTATCCCTAAGTCTTCCTAATACTGAAAAATATAAAGATATTAAGGAATTATTTGGGAGGATAGTAAGAACAATTCCTCCAAAAGTAAAATCGGAAGAGTGTGAGGAGGTTATTATGAAGGTAGCAGAGATCCTTATGACTCCCGAAGAAATTCAGCAACTTCCAGTATTACCAATTTCAGAAGAACAAGTTTTCGATGAGTGAAAGTACTAATATTGAACAACTTAAAACTTTACTCTCGATTTTAAATAATGAGGGTTGGTGTATTCAAACTAAATTCGAAGCTTTTATTGGTTATCCTAGAAAATCTGAGATCTTAGATATTATTGATGATTCACCTTATTCCAGTTTTATAGATATTTTTTATCAGTATGGAGAAGAGTTGTGTAGAAGCATTAATTATGATGTTTTATATGCAGCCTATGATCTTAAGAGAACTTTAGGGTCAAAAGAATATAAGGAGTATGTTAAAACTACACGGAAATGCATTGAAGTTATAGTAACTGACTATAAAATTAGTAATATTGTTGCTTCCGTTAATCCTGTATTAAGAGATCCTCGTGAAAATCTACAAGGTTATTATGGAACTATAAGAATATCTTCAGTTGATAAAATATTCTTAAATGGGATGAAACCTCAACTTGGGATCGGTTTTTCTGATTATATTGATTTCCTTAAAGTAATATTTCGGAAAGATTGGAAGTTTGTAATAGATGGTAATAAAGATAAATTATTCATATATAAAAGAACAGTATGACTAGTAGTAAAAGAAAAAAAGAAAGACGTCATCAAAGATATCTTAGAAACGTTAGGAAAGAAGTAGAGTATAAAAAAGAAGCTTGGGAATCTGGAAAATTAATTGAAGAAAATCATAACCAAGGACCATATTCTGCTGGTTATAGTATTGAACTTGGAGATAGATTGTATAATATTATTCAGTCTTACAAGGAACAAGCTTATCAAAATCCAGAGTGTCCAGGTGGAGATAATGATTTTATGTTGAAGAAATTTAGAATGTATAGAATGAAAATTCGAGATTTCATTTTACATTACAATCCTGACATCCCAAAGACTAATGCATATGAATATTTGAAATCAGCAATAGAAGCTTATTGGGATCGACCAGAAAAACTACTTTTACTATTATGATAACATTAGAAAAATTAATTTTTACAAAAGAATTGATTATCTCAGTATCAATTGAAAAATCAATTGTTTTAGAAGAAAGATATCGATTTTATCCAGAATATACAAAAAAGTTCCTTGGGTTTATCAAATGTCGTCAAAAGAATTATATGAGAGATATGATTTACTCACAAGAATCTAGAAAATATGAAAATATTGAACCGGGACAATCTATAAGACTTCCAAATTCAGTATTTTATTGTGGTGTTAAGGATGGAATAATAGGAGAAGATATGTATTCTGATGGATCTTATAAAGTATATAGACTTCCATATATTATAATTTACTATAAAATCGATATGTATGGGAATAATATAAGAAGAAAAGAATATACATTTAAAACAGAAAAAGAATTAAATGAGTTTCTTAATCTATTATATGAAAAGGGTCTACTTACTGATAAGGATTTATTTTATGATAGAACTTCAAGTAAATTAATAAAAAATGTTAAATTATGATGAAAATAGGAAGATTATTTAACGACTTACCCTCAATTAAAGATTATAGAGTTACAAAGATAGAAATAAATCCAGAATCATTAAAACTTGAAGATCATAAGTTCTACTTTGTTTATGAAGAAAAGTACACAACAGAGAAAAAAGTTTTTGGATTCTTTAAGAAAACAGAAACACATTCTAAGATGCATAATAATGTAGTGGTTACTGGAGGAAGTTCGGACACCGAAATAGTAAAGAATTTTAATTATCTTAAATGTATTCCAGGAAAAACAATTCTTGATCTTTACAGTTATACTAATATTTCAGGAGAATGTTTGATTTCAGAGTCTCAAAATCAGGATGGTTCATATGATTTAGTAAGACTTCCATATGTCAAATTAACTTTTACATATATCGGAGATAAGTCTCAATATTATCATATAACAAATATAGTTTCATTTAGTAACAGTGATGATATAACAAAGCTTTTGAAAGATTTAGTAGATGATAATTTAATATCTGATGAATTATTTCAAGATAAAGAGACTACAGGGTTAATTACAGATGTTTATAAATATATTAAAAATTATATAAGAAATGGTAAATGATGATATTCTTATAAAATTCGCCAGAAAAAGAGGTTTTTCTAAGACTTGGCCAGATCAAGTTAATAAAATGAAGTCCAGAATGACAGAAATGAAACTTGGATTTCCAGGAATAGGAAATGATCATCTTAGTCTTATGGAATATCAAAATCTAAAACCTGGTGAGATATTTATATATGATCCTTATGTAGAATCAGGTGCAATTGGAGATGAAGCTCCTTTGATGTTAAAGATTTTAGATAATGGATTGTGTTATATAGAAGGTATTGGAGTTGGTTTAGATAGTCAAAGAGATCCAGAACGTATAAAGTTTAGATGGAGAGATACAATTCAGCTTCCACCACTTCCACCGGAATTTTTAGTATTTAGAGTAGATCCAAGACCAACTTTAAATGGAGGTCCAGGGTATTACTATTTTTACAAATCTTATCGAGATTTTAGATACTAATGGAAAATAAAAGAATTACTAAGATTTTCGAAAATATATGTAAAGAGCTAGGGAAAGGGTCATTTCAATATTATTCTACAGTTGTTAAGACTCATTATCTACAACTAACTGGAGTAAGAATTCCAACAGTATTCTTAATTCATCCTGATGAGATAGGACCTGATGCTTCTAAAGTACCTATGTATATAATTAGAGCTGAATCAGAAGGTGAACTTCCAACTGAAGAACTTATCACTATATCCTATGAAGATATTGAGAATTATATATATCGTTACTTAGCAGCATTATGGTAAATCTGAAGAATATAGTTAAAGAAATATCAGATGTTTTTGGAGATCCTTTGTACGTTGCTAATGATTATCCTGATCAAATAACTTTAGTATATTCATCTATGGTTTTATTTGAACTGAAAAGAGAATCTTCAGATATTATCGAATATACTATAATTTATTTAGGTACCGGTGAATATAAAATGAAGAAAATAAAAACAACAACTGAAAAGGTGATCCTAGATTCGATTCTTAATTCAGTTGCTGAAGGACTATAAAAATAATAAGAGAGGTCTTGACTAATTAAAAGTCAAGTTAAATCCTCTCTTATTTTCTTTTTTATCCCATTACAATAGATGTATGAGCTACTTCTTTTTCTTTATACTTTACTGTATTTTCTACAAATGTTTCCAACTCTTTCCGATAAGCATTTTCTGCTTTTAGTATCATTCTTCCTCGTTGAATTCCTTCTGAATAAACTAAACGTTTAGCTTTAGATTCAGCGATACGTCTTCCTTTTGTCTCATCGAATTTATCATCTTTGTGACAACGGGCAACTGTTATAACTTCGAAAGGTTCTAAGAATCTCTCTTCCCCTTCCCATGTAAATCGGAAATTGTTTTGACCAGACTTTCTATCGTCTAATTTTGCAGTCATAACACAAGTTACTGTTCTTCTTTTTTCGCTCACATAAAACTTTGTAGATAAAAATCTTACTTTCATAATTGTTTAATTTTTTTTTATTAATACATTTATAAGGAACTCGGGGTTAGTACTTTAAAGTAAACTCTCCATGTCATTTTCCATTTTACAAATTTCCATAGTTATCATAATTCATGAAAATCAATGAAATTATGATTTATAATTAAATAATTCTAATTATAGGGTGAACTACAACACCCATTACACCATTATTCTTGATAGTAAAATTATCAAAACATCCTGGCTTACATTTTCTGAGAATATTAAGAGATCCATTTACATCTGCATTTATTAATCTACCACCTCCAGATTTAAATAATCCCCTATGAACTCTTTTACCTAAGTATACATTATGCTTTCCTATTACTTCTAAATCTAAGAAGCTACATTTACTGGTATATTCCTCTGTTACGATATAAAAATTAATTCCTTCTAACCTACACTTATATTCTAACATTGAAATTAATTTCATAAAAGGAATTTGTACGAAATTCTGATTTCCAATTTTCCCCAGAGAAGTGTCTTGTTTCCAACCTTTATTATTACCTATCACTAACGTATTAATATGTTTAGATACTAAGTGATTCACTATATCTCTAGAAATCTTATGAAAATAATCATTTATTCTGAGTTCCCTCTTAAGAGTTATCTTCTCTAATCTCTTACTCCACTTCTTTCTTTTAGATTTATTTGTTTTATCTAATACTCCTTTATAATATGCTATATCTTTATTATATTTGTGATTCCAAGATTTAACTTTCTTTCCAGACCATACTACTGGAATGTCTCTTAGAATATTAGTAGTTAAAGTTACTAAGTTATCTACTCCTAAGTCTATTCCTGCATACCTATGGTTATCTGGAAGAATTTGCTTTTCTTGTTTCTTATATACCACTTCTACTACTATATGAGAACCTCTCGGTATTATCCTAACTTGACATAAATCTTTATATTGTATTTTTGTGGTAATATATACATTATCTACTCCGCTAAATTTTATTCTACTATTACTTTCTAGTTCTTTTTTAGATATAGATTGATATGTATATACTACTACGAACCTACCATCTATTGGATCTAAATATCTAGGAATTTTAGGTCTTCTTTTAAATTTCTTAGGATTTCTTTTATATTCCTTGAGAGCTGCAAAGAAACTTTTAAAATTCTTATCTACTAACATCATAGTTTGTTGTGATGTTTTAATAGGTAATTCTCTATAATCAAATTGATTAGTCTTTTGAAATTCTTTCTGAATAGAGTAGTATCCTAGGTATATTCCAGAATTAAAATATTCTTGTCGAATCTTATATAATGTAGAATTATACAAGTTTTTTGATTTAAAACAAAGTTCATCTAGGGTCGGGAAGAGTGGATTATTCTTTTTTATCACATGTCTCTCCGTTAGTGTCATTTTCTTCTAGTTGTTTAATTAATTTTTCAGTTGCTCTTTTACTTCTTCGGATACCATATATTCTAGCACAGAAACTAGTAATAATAGAGATGAAGTCTTGTACTAGATCTTCTTTTTCTGATTCTAAGTCATTTACTATTTCTATTCTTCTATTGTCTAGTTCTAGAAGTTTTTGAATATAATTTAATCCGAATCTAGCTAATCTATCTTTATGCTCTACTACTATAATATCTACTGTTCGATCTAATAGTATTCCTTCTAACTTTGGTCTAGAATCATTTAATCCTGATCCAATTTCTTTTACTACCTTAGAAACTTTATAACCTTTAGCATTACAGTATGAAACTAATCTAGAGGCTTGAGTTTCTAGATTACTTCTATTTTCACTAGAACTTACTCTAGTATATACTACTACTTTAGGATCTTTTTTTATTTCTGGATCATCTTCTATTATCCATGTATGTCCTGTAGAGTCTTTTTCAGTTTTTACTATACCTTTAGAGATCCAATTCCATATTGTTCTATAGGTTTTTCCTTGAAGTTTTGCGTACGTACTAATTTTATACTTCATAACAATTTAGTTTTTATTGGTGAAATTTACAAGTAATATTCCTTATATTACACATATAAGGCTAACATAAAAATAGGGTAACAAAAAGTGGGTTATTTTAATACAATTTTAACAGTTTTAGCATCAAAAACACCAAAAATAACCCACTTTTATTTTTTTATCCCCAAAATCAATGAAAACTTGGTAAAGAAAAAGAAGGAATGATTTCTCAATTCCTTCTTTATAGTACCTTATTTAATAAATTCAATTTCTATACTACTCTTCTTTTTTCATACTTTGTCCAAAATGGCTTACTCCCCGAATAAGCGTCTAAGATAGTCATTACTCTATCTTCTTTTTCAAGATATTTTAAGAATTTATCGTTAAGATTATATTTTTCTTCTATATGACCCTTATTATAAGTTCCATTTTCTGTTCTAAACTTAACACATCTATTTCTAACGGATGTTTCAGTTCTAGATATAGATTTAGCGATTAATCCATAAGGTATTCCTAGGTCATTAAGTTTCATAATATATGATAACTCAGAGTGGGTGTATTTATCATTTCTTTTCCTCTTCTCAAATAATACTGGAAGTTCTTTGATAGATTTCCCACTAATTTTACCTTCTTTTAGATTTTTTAATACTTCATTTTCGAAAATTTGTTCTAATCTTTCCATTCTTTTAGGTTTTTATTTCAAGTATAAGATTCTCAGGCAAAAAAAAATAAGCCCGATCTTCACAGACCAGACTTATTGACTAAAGCAATTTTCATTAACAATAATTTCCATATATAAGGTTTTTAAGGGAAATGTACATAAGAAAGATATAAAACTCTAATAGCCTTAACTATGATCAAAGAAAATTAAAATGAGAATAAAAAATTTAAGATTAAAAAATTTTTTCGCATGTAAAGAAGAAATATCAATAGGATTTTCTCCGACTGGACTTACAGAGTTAATAAGCAGTGATGTTGATTACAAAGTAGATATATCTTTAGATGAATTTCTCAAAGGAATTGGTAAATTTTTACTGAAAAAAGTTAGTAAAGTAGATTTTAGACCATATGATCCTATAGAACCTATTGAAATGTCTATAACTCTTTGTTCTGAAGATTATGATATAGGATATAGTGTTATCTTTACGTTAGATGAGTTTATATCTGAATCCCTTGTTGTAGATCAAAAATTAGCTGTATACGTAGATCAATATGAAATAAGTATAGGAGCAGGATTTAAAGGAACTGGGGAGGATGAAGAAATTTTATTAAATTTATATGAAGTTTATAAATCAACAAAATTTATTACTTCTTTTATTTCTAATTTATCCTATGATTATCCCAATATATCTTATGGAATAGGTAAGTTTTTTGAAAAAGATTTAATAATAGCTGATTCAGGTGAAGGACTTAAATGGGGTATTGATCCATTTATTGAAAAACTCATGAAATATCCTGAATCAGTTCAAGAGAAAGTAAGAAATATTATTCCTGATTTAGGTTTTGGAATAAATAAAATAACTGAAGACTGGAGGATAATAACAGATCATGATCCAACTGGATTATTAAGTATAATTGATCATGGATCAGGATTTAGAATTCTTATGTATATGCTTCCTATAATATTTAGTATTATAGAGGATCCTGAAGAAAGGTGTTTATTTATAACATCAATGTCGGGTCTTCATCCAACTCTTAAAAGGGGTTTGATAGAAAATATTAGATGTGAACTAGGAAATAAAAACTCACAAATATTATATAGATTATGAAATTATTAGAAAAAGGAAACAGAATTACATTGTTTGAAGGTGGTATTGTAGTAGATGAAAATTTATTAAAATATAAAAATCTAGTAAAAGATACAACCGAAAAAGTAACTTTAAGTTCAAAGGAAGACCTTAAGGAATCTGAAGTAAATATAAATTTTAATAGAATAGTAAATACAGATCCTGATTCAATAACTCCAGGACAATTTCTTTTCTTAGAAGGTGAGAAAGAAATAGAAGCTACAGATAAAATTCTAAAAGGTTTATCTAGAGTTAAGGAATTTCTTGGAGACTCAAATGCTAGGAAATTTAATATATCAATTTCAGAAAAGCTATTAAAAATTCTGAAGGAAAATAATTCTTTAATCTCAGGTAGAATTCGGAATCAAATTTTCGTAAATAATAATGATGATTCTGTTAAATATGTTAATACTAATATGAATTCTTCGGGGAATAAGAAAGAGAAGAAAGGTTTCTTAGAAAAATTATTTGGAAAGAGAAAAAAGACAATTACTGAGGATAAGATAGAGGAACCGAAAAAGCTGTATGAAATAAATGTAATAGAATTGTTTGATCAAGTTAAGATATTAGCTGGAAAAGAAAAAGAGTTTAAAGAACGTACTGAAGCTTATATGAGCTTAATTCATAAAGCTACTGTATTAAGTCAACAAGCTCAACTCGAAAAATTAATTTCAGAATTAGTTATACATATTTATGAATCAGTTCTAGCAGTTTCTGGAATTAATCATTATATTACAATGTCGGATCTAGTAACTCTTCAGAAAAAATGTGAAAAACAACTTGATATTGATTATATTAAGAATTTCACAAGAGTAATTCCAGATTCAGTTGCTGAAAAGAAAGTACTGGCAGATAATTTACAAGTATTTGATAACTACGTAATTCTGTACTATGATCCTACCGGAAAATCATTCAGTTTAACAGAATATGAAAAAGCTGAAGAGGAGAGAATTAAAAAGGATCCAATTCTATTTGGTGTTATTAAAGATTCGGATAAATTATATTATATTGATTCCTGGATAGATGATCTTTGTGATTTAACATGGGATCAAGTAGTAGAGAAATTAAGTGAAGATAAAACACTATGATTGAAGATAAAGAATCTTTGCAGAAAAGTTATAATATGTTTTTTGATGAACTTCCAGAGGATGTTAAAGAAGTTCTTGGAGAAATGGGTTTATCTGAAAAGACAGCTATGCCAGAACTTTTGAAGTGGCATAAGAGATACTTACGTCTTAGTGCTCTTTACAGTTCTATGAAAGAATCTAAACTGCCCTTAATGAATGGAACTTATATGCTTGTGTCGAAACGATTAGCATTTGTAAGATCCATTTGGGGTATTTATTATGATATCTTGGATGGCATCTCTCATAATGATCCTACTTTGTCAAAAGAGTTATTAAGATTAAAACAAGAAAAGAGAAAAAATGAGTTGTAGATTACTTGAAAAATACTTTGCAGAAAAACATGGAAGTAGTATTGACAAGAGTTTTAGAGGAATACCTATTGGAATGAGTCTATATGATTCATTGAATTTCGTGTATGGATCCCTTAGAATATCTACTTATGACAGTTCTTGTTTAATTATAACTAGTGATAGTCGAGTCGATGAAGAAGAGAGATCTTTTATTTGGAGTAGAGTTTCACATAAATCTGTTGGTGAACTTATAACTAGTGGAATTTATGAAGGTGATATTTTAATCCATGAAGATTATCCAAAGTATCTTTTCGAACTTCAATATATTAATGGAGGATGGAAACCTTGTGTAATTTATGGAAGTGAAGGAACTCCAGAGTTAGGTGGTTTTCCTGGAGATCTTAGAGAATATGAGGTTCATTCATGGAAATATGAACATCACCTTTGGTATGCAGATTCCTCAATGGGAGTTAAGAAGCCTAGAGAAGATCTTATTTTCTTAGGGTCTATTGAAAAAGATACTGATAATCTTTTTTTAACTCCAGGAGATGATGGAATATTTAGAGACTCTTTAAATATATTTTTTGAATCTGATATGGGTGATTATGGAAAGATAATTATTACAGAAACCATTTTTGCAGAAAACTTTCATACCTGTACTTATCCAGAAAAGACTATTAAAGATGCAATAGAATGGAATCCAGTAGTTGGAGATTTGCTTAGAAAAAGAAAATTAATAAGTTTTTAAAAAAGCCTATGGAATATTTATTTATAACTGTTGTAATACTGTTATTAATAACAGTATTTATACTTGTTAAAGTTAAAAATCGATTGAAAAAAGATAAGTCGAATATATTTTTCGTCTTACCTTCAGTTATGGCTATATTTATTGTATTTTTTGCATTTACTTTAAATAAGCCAGTAGATACAAAACTAGTTGAATACTCAGCTAGGTATATAAAACATTACAGTAATTGGATAGAAAAAGTAGATGGAAAAGATGTTACTCATGAAGATGTTTATTACCTAGCTTATGATGATTTTGATACTGGTGAAGAAGTAGAGATTGAAATTTCGAAAAATACTTTTATGTATTTTCAAGGATTATGGAAAAACAAGGAAGATATCATACATCCACAGAATAAGAGTTGGCATATGTGTGGATCTAAGTGGAATAGTAATCCTGAAACTGCATTAATATTCTCAAAACCAGTTAATTACTATAACTACATGAATAATATCTTACCGATCTATAAGTTATATGATGTAGATATATCAGAAGCTTTGAAGAAAAGATTATTTATGAGATATAGTATTGGTAGAGTTGTAAATTCAGATAATATTTTAGAACCTAGACAAAATTTCGTATATGGTATCAATATTCCTGATTCTCTAGAAAGAAAAATTGGTTATATATGTTCCCTTGATCCTATGTTCAGACCTATTCTTTTAGTTTGGCAAAATAGCTATAAGAATAAAACAGAACTTCAAAGATCATTCTGGTCTGGAGGAAAAGAAAATGAAGCAATATTTTGTATAGGTATTGATGAAAATGATACTATAACTTGGTCTGGATCTTTTAGTTGGGATAGAGATAAGAAGTTTGAAAAATATATTTTGGAAAAATCTCTTAAGCCTGGAACAAAGTTAAACATAGAAAATTATTCAGATTGTTTACTTAGTGGATATCAAAAAAATTATTGGAATCATATTGAATTGGATTCTTATAATTTCATTCAAATACCTTTTATAAATTTAATTACTATAATTATATCTGGATTTATAGTAATTCTTAATCTAGCAACTATTATAAAAGTATATAAAAAAGCTGAACAACAATAAAATATTACTACCTTGGAGAAAATAAATCTTCCAGGGTAGTTTATTTTCCTTATATGTGATAAAAACAATAAACAATTATGAAGAAAATTGATTACGAAAAAGCAGTCGAATTATTAAAAGAAGTAGTTCAAGATTGTAAATTCAAAGAAAAAATCTATCTAGTTGGTGGATGTGTTAGGGATTTAGTTTTAGGAAAAACTCCAAAAGATATAGATCTTTGTATTGATTATCCAGAAGGAACAGATCTCTTTATAGATTTCCTAAAAACAAAGCCTGAATGTTCTGGTTTCGTTACTTATAATAGATTTAAAACTGGGAAATTTTCATTAGACATAGGAGCCAATGAAAAGATAGATATAGAGTGTGTTGTACCTAGAGTTGAAACTTATAATCAAGGACCGAGAAAACCAGATACAGTACAACAAACTAATATCACAGAGGATGCTTTTAGACGTGATTTTTGTTGTAATGCATTATATAAAAACCTATTAACTGGAGAGGTATTAGATCCAACAGGGAAAGGTTTAGATGATTGTAAGAATAGAATCTTAAGAACGCCTCTTGATCCTGAACAGACTTTTAAAGATGATCCTCTTAGAATGTTAAGAGCAATCAGATTTGCTTGTACTAAGATGTTCACTATTTTTGAGGAAACATACTCTAAGATTGATAATATTCCAGAATATTCATCTCTTAGTATGGAAAGGATTAGAGATGAGTTTACTAAGATTTTAATGTCAAAAAATGCAGTATGGGGAATTCGAGAACTAATTGGAAGATGTCTTATGTGGAGAATTTCTAAGATTTTTCAATTAAATATTGGTTTCGTACAGAATAATAAATATCATGATAAGACTTGGGGTGAACATTCTCTTGCTGTATTAGATCATGTAATTCAAGGTGGAGCGGATCTTGAACTTAGATTAGCAGCTCTTTTTCATGATGTTTCTAAGCCAATATGTTATCAAGTAAAAGAAGATGGATCATTTTCATTTCACGAACATGATAAAGAGTCAGCAAAAGAAACAAGAGAAATCCTGATTAATCTTAAATACCCAGGAGAAGTAATTGATAAAGTTGTTTTCCTAGTTGAGAATCATATGTGTATTAAACAACTCTATGATTATTCTCGAGGACTATATACAGGAAAACCAAAGAAAACTCGTCAACTTATCAGACTTCTTGGAGATAACTTGACGGATGAAATGAAGTTAATTGAAGCTGATAATATGAACCATAAACCTTGTTGGAATATGCCAGGTCAAACTGAATCATTTCTCTCCGAAGTTGAAAGAATAAAAAATCTCCAACCTACTACAAATTTTACAGTTCCAATTACAGGAGAATGTATAATGACAGAATTTAGATTAGCCTCTGGAAAAATAATTGGAGAAATAAAACAAATTCTTCAAGATTATTTTGATGAAGATCCGAGACTATCTACGCCGGCCGATTTATTAGAGAAGTATAAAGAGGAGTTTAGCGGCGGAAGTTTATGGTTTGTTAAAGAAGGAGATAAGTATTTATGTTTTTCTAAGGAACCAAAGAAAAATGAATATGGATACTGGAACACCCCAGAGTATGAAAAACTTGAGATAGATCCCTCTGAGGTAGTTATAACAGATATATCCGCCGCTTCTGATCACTTTATATATGTTCCGGCCGTATTTTGTCCCAGAGTATGGAGAAAGAAAGCTAGACAGTTAAGGGCACGAGAAATTATGAAGGAGGTAATAAATAAAGTATTCGAACTACCTCAAGAATTCAGAGAAGATTTTAAAAACTTAGAATTGAGATTAGATAATGCCCCAGATGTATATGCTAGGGTGAAGTGGAACGATAATACTATAGAAGAATGGATGTAAAAGTTTATCAATGTGTTATACAAAATGTATTCACAGTATATTATACAGTACTTACAGAATCAAATTCTACAGAAAAAATTACAATACCTTATGTAGATTATGGTAGATTCGAAGTGTTTGCAGAACCTGGATTTAGTTTTGAAATTGTACAGGACGAAGTAAAATTAAAACCATACTTAGAAAAATTCGAGAAAGAAAGACCAATACAATTAATGGATTTCTCTAAAGTAGGATTAGTTTTAGCATCCCCAATTGACCGTCCAAAAATTTCAAATCTTAATTCTATGTCAAAAAGACTTTATAAAGATCCAATGATACAACTTTCATTTGTAATGGATGTAGAATCGTTGAATAAACAACCAGGAACCCGATTAATCAGGGAGTACGAATTAAACTCATTTACTAGAAAAGATATTCTGACTTCTGTGGTTCCTATCCCTGAAAAGAAATTTAAAACTGTAACGGGATTTCTAAAAACTATAATCTTTCGAAATTATCTTATAGATACTGGAAAAATTACTGGAGAACCAAAAATAAATTTAAAATGGGGAAAGTAAGTATGTTATTAAGTTATATAAATTTTAAAGGAGCAAAATACACTTACTTAGAAATTTCTTCTTCAAATAAAGAAGATTTATTATATACTTTTCCATTTTTACACTCAAGATATATTTTATCTAGGAATAATTATAAAAATCTTTTTGATAAAACTTATGTGTTAAAATTTTTTGAAGGAATTCAATTAGAAAAGGATGTACGTCTAGCTTCTTTATCTGAGGTATTTTTATATTTTGTTACAGAAGGGTATATCTGTAAAAAACTTTCTAATAGAAAAATAATAAATATACTAAATCGAGAGAAAAAATTAATTTATACAGATTCAAGATTAGATATTGTAAATAGAAATAATAGCATTTGTTGTAGGAAAGAATATTTACCTGAAGTTTCTTTATTTGAACTATTGAAAAATCTAAAGGTAGTAGATAGAGAATTTTGTTGTAAATCACCTGAATTTGTTATAAATCTTCTCTATCGAAACTATCTAATTGATAAAGGAATTATTAATGAACCGAGAATAATTTAATATGAAACCAGAAGAATTAGTAAAGAAAACAAAATTAGACCGAATTACTGGAACTAGATCTGTAACGCGTAAAGATGGGTATATGTTTGTAGAACTTTCAGAAGGAGATAAGAAAGACTTAGAAACTATTGATAATCTAACAGGGAAAACACTTTATATAGTAGAACATGGTGCATCTCAAGTTATGGATCTCTTTGAAGAAGGAAATTCTCAAGTAGTCATAGATGATTCTACTGGAAAAACAGGTTTAGCTGTAAATGTTATTGATATTTCTGGAGATTTTATGTTATATCAAGTAAAAGATACAAATAAACCAGATACTTTTAGATGGTGGAATACTAAGGTTTATATAGATGCCAAACGAGTCGATCTTCCATTTCTTAAAACACCGACCTTAGGAAAAGAATCAAGGATTTATATAGTTGTAACTGAAGATTATGAAATTTATAAGTTTCCGAAGTTAATGTATCCAAATCCTATAAAAGATTTCTTTAAGTGGTTGAAGAAGAAAAAGAAAATTTCGATAAAAGTAAAATCAATATATGATCGAAATGAATCCTTCGAGAATTGTTTGGGGTGGGTCCCAAAAAGAAATATTAAAGGAGAAGGAGAAATTCTTGAGTACATAAAAGAACTTGAAGGTGATACTAGTTGGAGAAGTTGGTGTAGTGATTGGGCTAACAAATTTAAAAACATAAAAGATATAACTATTACTCAAGAAGATATTAATGATTATATCTCTGAAGCAAAAAATAGATATAAAATTTACCGATGATTTCCTTAATAATGTGATGATAAACATAATAAAAATTAAACAAATAGAAAAATGAAAGATTCATCAAAATTTGAATTATCTCAAGAATTAAAAAAGTTTTTCGAGAAAGCTCATGAAGAAGTAGTCTCGTTTATGGGAAAAGAAATATCATTAGATCATATAGTTTCTCAGATAGTTATAACTTATCTAGATAATGAAGGTGATATTCCAGAACTAAGAGATTATCTAAAAGATCTGTTTATCGGAAAACCTAGTACAGAGGAAGATCTTAGAGAATTTATAATGGATGTAGTGGCCGAAATTAGAGAAGACAATAAATTTACAGCGCCTTCTGAATTGTATACTGGCGCTGATTCAATTGTCTTGTCTCCGGCCGTTAATTATATCTTGGATAAACTGACAGATATAAATTTAAAATCTGAGATGACTGATGATATTGATACACTAGCTTTCCTTATGTGTTCACTCCCAGAAGCAGAGTTCAGTAAGATTGCTAAGTATCTTGTAAATGAATTAGACGCCGATGCAAGAGACCTCACGAGTTTATTTTGGAAGATAAATGACTTCGATACGAAACTTGGAATAAAAGACCAAGAAGATAATTGTGAGGAAAATAACGGCGGCGAACTTAAAGAAAAAACTCTCGATT